GCAGCCTTTAATGCAGCAGGTGTTTGATCATAAGGGGTGAACTTTGCAATCTTTTCATTGTTTAACATTAACTCTGAGATTACAGCAAGATAGGCCTCAACTGTCTCAGTAGTATCTGATGACACAATCCCTGATACACCCTCGGGTGATAGGTGACCTAGAGGTAAACCTGCATACTCGTATGTTGCCATACGTCTTTCACGTGTCAAATCAGATGAATTAAGCCAAGATCCTGTAGAACCTTTAACTCCAGTCTCTACTAGTAACAATAGAGCTTCGTCATCTACTTTTTCAAACTTCTTCTTCGCCATATTCTATCTCCGAGATTAGGCCATACAAACTATCAGTAGTCATGTAAGTAGTTTATTTAGTGTTTCGGTAAGTCTCAATCTTATACTTACCATCTTTTTCATTTTTAGCACTACGTGCAATTTTAGCTTTATGAACTTTACTATGAGCTTCTTTATTTCGCCCAGATGGTTCACCCTCAATATTCTTGGTAGGTATCCAACACGTCATGATTGCCTCTCTACATTTTCAACAACTTCTAATTGTTCTAATGCTGCTGTTAATTCTTCGTCTGTTAAATCTTTAAGTTCAACAGTAGTCTGAACCACATCTCTTCGAGTTAGTTTAGGTGCTTCATACTCGGCAACCATAGCTGCTAGTCTTCCAGCTTCTACATCATCACCTGATTGTATAGCTTTTACCATAAGAAGTTTTAATACATCTAAACCTTTAGGTGCTTGCCCAGATACTTCATAACCAATAGAATCTAGAGCCTTAACAAAAAGACCTAGCTCTTTGATCTCTGCTCTACGTTTAGCTTTAGTAGCCTGACTCTTTTCTCTGGCTTCTACAGAAGACGCTCTATCTCTAAACAAAACTAAGTTCTCACCTCCGGGATGAGCCATAGCTCTTTTTTGACCATCGGTGAGATTCTCAGCGTGCTCTTCAGGGGTAACAGGTACATACTTAGGATACGTACTAGTCCCCGGAATCTTGAGGTCTTCTTTATTCGGTTTCTTAGGTTTATCGCTCATCTTCATCTCTCAGGCTCTATAGCCAATTTGAATCATTCTGGTAGTGTATATTCTTCTGCTTCCAAGATACTCTGTTTCCAGCTAACTTGTCTGCATGAGTACGTAACACCTCTAAGCCTATCGCCACTGCAATAACTGTATCATCGTTACAACCCGGTAATGCACCCGTAGATCCATTATCGTTAGACACATAAGACTTTAACTCTGATATCATATGTTTACTAGGTAGACCAATATCTTCATCCTCGATAGCCCTCTTTAAATAACCTATAATCATAGGTTTAGAGGCACTAGTGGTTCTGAATCCTGGTCGATCTCCCTCGGTATTATCCATATTAGCAGCTTTAGTCTGATAATATAGATTCACATAGTTCATCTGTTTCAGTCTGTTTAGGGTGGCAATACCCATAGAGTTAGACTCTACAGCTAGCAGGGCATTATTGAAATACCTGCCTAGGTAGAATAACACATCTCCGAATAACGATGGGTCAACTCTATTGTTCCTATACATAGCTATTACTTGACGATCAGTTGTCATTACTGTAGCTGTTGAATAGTCCTGACCAACCCCTAGGGATACGTCAGCTGATACAATATAATTGGATTCCCAATCGGGGTACTGCCACAACTCTAAACTACCTTCCCTTCCTTCATCAAATGCCCCAGCATCCATATTGAATACACGGGTAGATATAGGCGTAGATGGTAACATCTTATTAACTATTTCAGGGTCAAATACTGATGATCCAGATACTAGGAAAGCTTCTTCAGGATTAGCTGGGTACTCTTGCTTAAACTTTAAAGCACCACCCTCAGCAATCTTTAAACGTCTCCAATACATCTGGTCATTGTTTAAATCATAATCATTCTTATAACCTTCTTCATCTAAATCTAATTCAATAGATGGAGGGGCTTCTCTTGTATATTCTGGTGTTAAGAACCAAGGAATAAATACAGGTATATATTCATTCTCTCCAGCCATAGCTCCTCGGAATAACCTATGGAATTCCCCAGTAGCACCATTAGCAGTAGATTCTACAATAACTTCTGTACCATCTGCTTGGCTTATCCCTTGGAATAATCCTGCCAATATCTTCTCATCATGAGTCCAGAAGGCAACCTCTGACAGATGAGCGATCGTGGGTGTCGTACCTCTTCCAGCTTCAGGAGAACCAGCAGTGTAAAGACGATAGCCTGAACTATTATGTTCAAATTGTATCTCCCTACTATTACCTTTAGATAGGGCAATCTTAACATCCATATTCTGAATAATATTCTTACCCATCGTAAATAGTGCTTCAGAAGTTGGCCCATCATGTGCCATTACTACAGACCTAGTATGAGGCATGTAATATGTCTTCCAGAACACTCTAGCTGCACAATAGGTACTGATACCTTGTTGTCTAGCTTTTAAAATAATAGCTCTAACTTTACCTGTCTCTTTTAATTGTTGCTCTAGTTTATCATTAATTAACTGTTGAGCAGCATTTAATTTAAAAGACACAAACCCTAAAGCACTATCTTTAGTAATGATTTTAACTTCTGCTTCAGCAAATTTAGCAAAGTCAGTCTTAAACATCTCTTGTTTCTTTCTTCTAAGCTGTTCTTTCTTTAGATTTAATTTATCTAAGTTAGATATAGCTTTCTCATTATTAGCCATCATAGCCCCATCATCTAGATTCATATCTTTAAGGGTGCTATAGTTTATAGTGGGACTATAATGCCTCGGAAGGGGTGTATAAAGACATTATAGTCCTTTAAGGGCGCTATACTCATTGACACTCTGGGCGTCGAATTTTTCATACTTTTATACACAAAAATAAAAATAATTTTTAATAACCCCTTGATATACTTCGTATTAAACGGAAGTACCCCTCTCTGTGTGGAGTCGATATAGTGGGAGAATGTTAGGGTATGGAGGTTTGTTGTAGGGATTGTTGGGGCGGGTTTGTTCTATGTGGGTTAGGGCCGGTATTGTTGTTTGGGTACCCGCTTTTTCTTGGGGTACCCCCCCGTTGTCCCGTTGGCGGCTTGTTCGCTTTCGTTGGGCTGGCCCTTGGGTTTGCCCTTGTTGTACCCCGTAGCTGTTTAATCGCAGCGCGGTTACTTACTTAATTAAAGACCTTGGAGGTCTATCATGAATTTTTCTACTAAAAACATTGCAGCAGCCCGTGTATCTAACATGGTTACAATTAACCACGTTGAATATAACCCTAACATTAGGTCTATACTAGCCCATTGTTCTGATAACAATACCAGAACTTGTCGTATAGATCGTTGCGAGAGTCTCCCTGCCGCTCGTTTGTTATTCAAGGAGACTAAGTCCCTTGTCGGTATGTCTGCATTCTTTTACGCTGCTGGTGGTAACGATCCGTCTCGTTGGTTCTTTGCTGTTGAGGGTGTAAATCCTGTGCGGGACGATACTCCTGAATACATACATGGTATGAGAGTTGATGAGCCTGATTACGAAGATGAGTATGATCTTAGTGACGAAGAGTTAGGTATGCCATACAAAGATGCAATAAGTCATATCAAGCCTTCTGAGATAACTCAAGTGGATGAGCATACTGTCCAATTAACTGGGCAGGCACTACTAGACTATCTTGCTTTCCGTTTCCCCAAGGAGGTAAAGACTGTTGCTGAGATAGAGGCTGCTGAATTAGCTGCTGAGCTTGATGAGATTGTATATGAAGCTCGGAGACAAGCAGTTAGTGACTATGGCCCAATTAGCCCTGAAGAACAGGCTGAAGATGATATGGAAATGGCTTTAGCCCAAGCAGAGAGAGAAGCAGAGCTAGATGCTGAGCAAGAAGTATTGGATGGTATTGAAGAGGATGCGGTAATTGCCTTTGAACAGTTCCATGCTGACTGGTGTGAGGCTATTGAGATGGAAACTGCTGAGGAGGGGGCAATGTCTGCTCTTGCTCAACACGAGGCAGAGGTGGATGTAGTTGTAACAGCTTCCATTAAGGTTACTTGGTTGTTGGTTCGTTACAACTTCCTCTTTGCCGAAGGTAACCAGACTTGGGCTGATTGGGCGCAGTTAAGGCATGATCTTGTTATGGCCAAGCATACCTTGGAGAGTAATAATGATTACGAGTTGTCTAATACCATTGAAGAAAAACTTGGCAACATTAAGTTTATCATAAATGATATAGAGACAAAGACCCTTTTGCTTGAACTTGAAGCACAAAGGTAGTCGAAACGCCTTCGGGCGTCTGTAGGGGTTAACCTCCCTGCACTGATGAGACAGGTTCTTAATTAACTAAGGGGTATATCATGGCTAGGGGTAGAAGAAGTAAAGGCTTAAGTTCGGTGGACTTTTGCTTAATCCTAGGGAGTAGTATACTCCTAATATGCGTGTTAAGCTTCGGCTTAGCCAAATTTATGCACGACTTTGAACGGGAGAAGCAATTGTACGCCCTTCAAAACGTGTGTATTGCGCATCACATTAGAATGGGCGTTGAACGCTCAGATATATATCGTGACGGAGAGACCTGTCGCGTAGAACGCTAAACAATAACTAACTGGAGTAATTATATGAACATAATAAAACTAATAAGCCATGTCCCATCCAGGGATGAGGAGATAGACGGCTATGACCTAGAGCCTTCTGTCGTAGAAGTTAAAACCTGGTCGGGGCTAACCACCCCTCACGGGTATCTCTTGTTTAAAGAGGAGCGCCCTAGGGTGTGGCTCTTAAATATCTATATGTACCTCTACTACAGGCTTCCTTGGACCTGGAAGCACGATTAGAGTTCCACGTAAAGGCCCTGTAGCGGGGGTCTTTGCGAGATGCTCAGTCTCAAGTGGATAGCACCCTAAAAGGAGGGGGCTTCCCTAAGTAAATATAGGGTAATCTAAGGGTAAACATACATAGTTTATCCCTTATATATACCCTTTAAACATTAATAAGGAGAATAACAT